GCAAGCACAGTTGTGTTTCAGGGTACCACGTACACATATGGTCAGGCATTTGGCATTATTAACGCTATATTTACGCAAGAACGTGCTGCTCAATTAGCAGATGCTGCTAAACAAGCTGCTGCTCAAGCTGCCGTAACAATGAATAATGCTGCGGTCACTACAAACAACGCTGCGCCTGCTACAAAATAATGAACTGGAAAACTTACGCATTGCATTACATCAGTGGGCTGGGTGCATCCTGCTTTAATGCCGGTGTAAGCAGTTTATACGCTACATTTGGTCAAGCAGCAGGCGCTGCCGTGATTAAAGATATTTCTCAGCCAACTGTGCATGAGATTGGCGCAATCTTCTTAGGCGCTGCTGCTTTAGAAGCTCTAGCGTTTTTTAAACAGAATCCCCTTCCTGTAGATACAACCATCAATACCAATGAAAAAACTAATCCTGCCACTGTTCCTAGCGCTTAGTTTGTCTGGGTGCGTCAGCACTCCTGCTGGTTCGCTAGCACATACCGCCAGTGCAAATGTAAAAAACATTGCGCCATTTGTAACGTCATTAGCTCAGACGGCAGTTCCATTGGTACTAAACAAAAATCCAAAATATGCACCAATTGTATCTGATGTCGCTGCTGCTATTCCTGCTGCTTTTGCTGCCGGAAATCTGGACGCTACATCTATATCGGATGCACTTTCATTCATCGGAGGAAAGGCAGGACTTAATGCAGAGGCTCAAGCAGCTATTTCAACGGTTCTTTTAGATGCCGTTACTTGGTATCAAGCCAACTATGGCGTGCAGGTTGCATCTGCAACCGATCCAAACGTTCAAGTGCTACTCAATGCGTTCGCTTCTGGTCTGCAAAACGGCGTGACGCTTTGGAAAAACTCACAACCTAAAGCCTAATGTTTGATTTCATTGCCAGTTTATTCAGCGCAATTGCAGGTTTCTTTGATTTTTCCAAACAAAGACAATCGCTGAACAATACATCTGAAATGCAAGCAAATGCACAGGCAAAGCAAATACAAACTGACAAGGCTCGTGCTGCTTCTGACTTAAACAATCCTGATCTAACAAATCTTAGAAACGATGTCTCAGAATGAAACCGTTAATTATATTTCTGTTTTTAGGACTTGCAGGATGCGCAACTGTAGCGCAGTCGTCAGTTCAGTCGCATCAAGCGAGCTTCGATGGGAATCAGCAGAACTCAGGAATACTCGAAGCTAACATGGACGGATTCAAAGTAACTTCAAAGTTCCGTGATCGCTACAATTCACTTGTGGCGATCTACGGAGATGCACGCCTTGCCGATAATAGTCCGATATTCACGCCAGCGTTAAGTAAAGACAGTGGAATTACTTCAAACAACGATGGCACATACGAGATTACCAAAGAAGCAATGGCACACATGGTTGAAATGTCAGCCATGCAGAAACGTGGATTTAAACCTTAAACATTATGGACGTAAACCTCAATTCAAGTGATGCATGGTTTGCTAGGCTGGATCAAAGAATGACTCAGCAAGACGCAATTTTAGCGCGCATCGAATCACAAGTTGAAAAGACAAATGGTCGCGTAAACAAACACGATGCGATCATAAATAATTATAAAGGAAGGATTACGATGTTTGTCTTAGCGATCTCAGCAGCAGCAAGCGTTGTATTCTATGCAATTGAGGCAGGCATACGTCTAACACTAGCAAAATGACCGACATTCCTCCATTTCGTCCTGACCGCAGGCTTACATTTCTGGTTAAGAATCCCGATTCTAACAAGGTCGGTGCTACTGTGAACCAGTTTGTCGAGCTTACTACGGTATGGGCAATGAAGGCAGATGTTAGAGATTCTAAACGTGGTGAGTATTTGGCTGCTGGTGAGTTTATCGACATTGCGTTTACAACATTCACGGTACGTTACAATGCTGACTTAATACGAGCAGAACGCTGCGAGTGCGAAGGTGTAAGATACCAGATCGTTGGTATGCCTTCTGAAGTTGGTCGTCGTCAATTCCTAGAATTCTTAGCGGAGAAAAAGCAATGATCGAATTCAACCTTAAAGGCATGGATGATCTAACTCTCGCGCTTAAGGGAGTTCCTAAAAAGATCAGCAAAGAAGTTGCATCGGATTCAATGACAATTGCCGTGCGTCCGCTTGTAATGGCAATAGCTTCCTATGCTCCAGTTGACAGTGGCGATTTAAAACGGTCTATCGGGTGGGTAATACGCCAATATAAGACTGGTGTAACGCTGGCGGTAATTGGACCAGTTCGCGGTAAAGGCACGTTTAGAACTAAAAAAGGCAATCTAAATGAGCCAGCCAACTACGCTCATCTTGTGGAATTTGGTCACAATACTCCACGCAGTACAAAAGGACGTAAAAACACAATTGGACCATTAGCCGTGCCTGCGCATCCATTTATGCGTCCAGCATGGGAAGCAACCAAAGAGCAGGTGCTTAATACTTTTAACGATACATTTGGAATGCGCATTGAAGCAGCAGTAAAATCTAGAAAGGCAGCACGATGATTGAAGATGGCCTAGCAGCATACATACAAGCTATTCCAACCGTTGCTGAATACTCACAAGGTATCTATTGGAATATTGCGCCACAACGCGTTCCTGCTCCTTTCATTATCCTTACTCAAGTTGCAGGGAATGAAACCTACGCGCACGATGGTCCAGATGGCCTTGGAACGATTCGCATACAAGTTGATGTGTATGCTTCAACGGCAGCTTTAGCTAAAAAAATACGTTTAAGCATAATTAGAGCGCTTAACGGACAATCATTTATGCTTTCAACAGGCGACAAAATCGCGGTTTGCGAACACATAAGCACAATTGACCGCGTGGAAACCGAAATCTTTACGACTGATGCACGTTTTCGCGCCATGACCGATTTCACTTTGCAGTACATAATCCAATAACAATCAAAACCTAATATATCATGTCAGCTACAAAACAAACATTCGGAGTAAGCCTTTCGGTTTGGAATACCAGCCTTGGAACTCCTGCTTATTCAACAATTTCAGGATTGGTGGACATTACTCCTCCTGATCTAGTCGCAGAAAAACCTGTTGACGTTACATCACACGATTCCGCAAACGGTATTCGTGAAATGATTCCTTCTGGAGTCAAGATGTGGACAGAATGCACAGGTGAATTCAACGAAGTATCAGCAGACGTTGGTCAATTATTCTTAATCGGAAGCACAAATTCGATTCAGAAGTTTAAGATCGTTAAAACTGCTGATCCAACCGCACCAATTTACTTTAATGCCGTAGTCGCTGAAGTGACCAACATGGCACAACAACTTATCGGCAAAACAAGCTGGAAGTTCAAACTAACACCAACTGGTGCTGCTCCTGTATCGTAATATAAACCGCCATGATCTCCTCAATCACCGAACCCGTGACGGTGACAGTAGGTAAAACCAAGCTTGCCCTTCGTTTTGATGGGCGAGCAAGGTATCGCTTACAGTCCATCGGATCTAACATAGACCTTTCCGAATTTGGGAAGCCAAACAAAAGCTTTGTGACGCTCGTAAACTGGGCGTGGGCTTGCTCAATTAAATGTCCATTTGAAAATCCAGAGGACTTAGCGAACGCGGTTGAGTCGGGTGAAGCTGGTACGCTATTGGAAGCGGTACTGCAATGCGTCAAGGAGGCGCTTCAGCCCGACGTAGAAAAAAAAGCATAATTGAGGACTGGGCTTTCTTCCGTGTTCAACTTGATGTTGGCGCGGAAGAATACCTCAGCCTTACACAAAGCGAAAAAACTGCACTTATCGATCAATGGAAACTCAAAGAAGATCGTCGATTGAACGACATTTGCTCGCTTTTCGCCTTTTTAGAGAACGCATTCTTTCGCCGTGGGAAAGACAGGTATGGTCGGGATATTCCGAAGGTATCTGCAAACGATTTCAAACCAAACCCACCACCAAAGTTTCAAAGCGAGGAAGATCGAATCGATCACATCTGGCAAAAATTTAACCAAGCATTTCCTAAAGAACTTCAAGCAACACCATGAGCGCAACAGTCGGAGAACTAAACATCGAGGTACAATTGCAACTTGGAAAAATCCAAGCGCAATTTGACCAGCTATCGTCCACCGTTCAGCGCCATACTAAAACAATGGAAGGTTATTTTAAAGACCTTCAAAAATCTGCCACTAAGTTCTTTGAAGGACTTGTTTCTGTTGAAGCGATAAAGGGATTAGCAGATTATACTAAATCGATTATTGAAAATGCAGCAGAGCTTAAACATTCAGCAGATGCTGCTCGAGTTAGTTCAGAATCGTTTCAAGTTCTTAACAACTTAGCAAAATCAACTGGTGTTGATATAAATCTTCTTACTCGTGGATTAGATACGATGGAAAAGAAGATTGCTGATGCAGCAGCAGGCGTTAAGTCAGCACAAGAACCATTTGAAAAACTTGGTTTAAATGTTAAAGACCTTCAAACGCTTGCTCCAGAAAAGCAATTTGAGGCGTTAGCCAGAGCAGTAAATAACGCTAATGATCCAACCGTTGCGTTTCGTTCTGCGGTAGAAATATTAGGAGCTAAAAGTGCGCCTAGATTGCTTGAAGCATTAAAGCAACTTGGTGAACAAGGTTTTGATGAGTTAGCAAAAAAGGAAAAGGCTGCGGGCTTAATAATGAGCGATGCGGTCATTACCAGGCTTGATGAAATTGAAAAGCACTTGGGAATGAGTGCTACTCAATCAAAAAATTACTTTGGTACTTTAATAGCTCAAATTTTTTCATTCGGCAATTCAGTTACTGCCGTAAACGTCAGAATAGATATGCTTAAAAGTTCTTTAAACTCATTAAAGAAGTTAAATGAGGAAAGTGGATATAATAAATATCAAAAAGACATAGAAGCTACTACTAAAGCATTACAGGATGAAGAAAATGAATTATCAAAATTACAAGCTAAACAAAATGTAATTGATGAGCGTCACGCTCAACGCGAAGCGAGTAAAATGCAGCAATCTGAAAATACTGCACGTTTTGTAAAAGCGCAGGCACAAGCTGAAACTGATTTTGCCAATAAGATGACAGAAGGCAGAATACAAATGGAAGCACAGGGTTACGGAATGTTGAACGTAGCTTTGGAACAACATAGAGAGGAAATTGATAAAACATGGCAGTCTAAAAACGCTTTATGGGCTTTGACTGAAAATCCTATATTTAGAACTCCTGACTTTAAGGAGCCAATTTCAAATAAAGATAAACAGGAAGCTTTAAGGTTATTTGAAGAAACGCGCACATCTGCCGAAAAATATGCAGAACAAATAACTGAAATTAATCGATTAGAAAAAGAAGGCGCGATTGATGCTCAAACTGCACAACGTGCAAAGAAAATGGCTTACGATGATTACAGTGGTATGTTAAAAGAGCAGCAAGACTTGCACAAAGAAGCTATGAAAATGGCAAATGAGCTTTCAAAGTCTTTAGCCAATACATTTGTAAATGGAATCGAAAAAGGTGATCGTTTTAGTCAAATTCTTAAAGGTATTGCGATGGATCTTGAGAAAGCTATTGCTCAAGCGCTTTTATTTAAACCGCTAGAAAGCGGAATTGAATCAATGCTTACTGGTGGATTGGGTGGTGGTAGTGGTGGTTTGTTTACCAGCTTGTTTTCAGCGCTTGGCTTTAGAGCAAGCGGTGGTCCAGTAAGCATGAATCAACCTTACGTTGTGGGTGAAAATGGTCCAGAAGTCATTGTTCCTTCACAAAGTGGAACGGTAATTCCTAACAGTGCGCTTGGTGGTAGTAATACAAATTTCAATCAATCGTTCAACTTTGCTTCGGGTGTAACTAAGAGCGATTTGGCTTCAATGCTTCCTCACTTAGTCAATCAAGTACAAGCAGCCGTTGCCGAATCTGTACGTCGCGGTGGTCCTTATAGTCAAGTATTTGGAGGAGCTTAATCTTATGCCTATTACTTATCCACTTTCGTTACCAACTCAGTTTAAAAGCGCTGAGATTACGTTTAACACAACCAACTTGGTTGCGGTTTGGGAAGGACCATACGACATGAGTGAACAAACGTATGAATTCCCCGGAAAACGTATTACTGCAACGATTAAATTTCCTAAAATGAATCAAGCCAACGGCGAGGAGCTTATTGGCTGGCTTATGTCGTTACACGGTAGAGCAGGAACGTTTTATCTTAACGATACATCAAAACGTTATGCTCGAGGAATTGCATCAGGAACTCCTGTGGTAAATGGAACGCAAACCGCATTGACCACCGATCTTTACACGCGTGGATGGACTGCAAGCGTTACAGGAATCTTGCTTGCAGGAGATTGGATTCAAGTAGGCACAGGATCGTCTGTTCGTCTGCACAAAGTGCTTTCTGATGTAAACTCAGACAGTTCTGGTCATGCAACGCTTTCAGTATGGCCTAATCTTCGCACTGCATACGCAGATGGCACAACGTTAGTAACAACTAACGCGTCAGGTATTTTTAGGCTTAAAGAAGATACTTCGTGGACAATCGACAACTCGAGAATCTATACGGTCAATCCAATTACCGCAGTCGAATCAGTTAGCCTCGTTTAACTATGGCAAGACCTCTATCATCAGCAATGACGGCAGCGATCCTCGCACGAGATGTGAGGCTTGCGATTTTGTGCGATTTGATGTTTCCAAGCGCTCCGTCTTAC